CGGGATGTTAGAAAGCTGGGACCACGGGTGACTGTGCTCAGAGGGCGGCATGGTCACCGGCTTATTCAGGATGTCAGCCCATCCCGGAACCCAACTGGCCGGCCTGGCCCCCACATCGGCCGCACTCAGCACCACAGCCCCAGTCATGCCATTGACCGAGATCACCGCGTCCGAGCCATCAATTTTGAACCAGGAGCTGGTAGCCGGGTCCCAGTGCAGATAGTCACCCGCGACATATGGGACGCCGCCAATGACTCCTGGGTGAGAGATCCGATAGAACGGGACCCCTTGATTTTCTACTGGCGCTATCGGCGCTCCCGCAGCAGCATTCCAGGGACCAGCCCATATCAACTGCGAGGTGATGGCCTGCGCCCACTTCTGGGCCTGCAGCGCCCAATGTAAAGCTGAGAATTCCCCGGGGCGCCCGTTGATATCGCTACCTTCGGGATTCTGTGCCCAGGCTTCCGCCATGCCCTCTGACGCACTGGCCCGCAGAGCACTGGCATTGGCCGAGGCCTGATCTTGCGCAGCCTCGCTAGCCTTACTGCTTGCCGTATCTGCCGCAGCCTCTGCCAGGGTCGTTTTCGCCACCACGACGTCCCGCATACTTTGAATGGCGGCTTTGGCCTGTGAGACGGCATCGGCGTTGGTACTGACCTCCTTGGTTTGCTCGGCGACTGTCACCGCATTTGCCGCAACCTGGGTGGCTTTCTCCTCCACTTGAGCGAGATCCGCGGTGACTTCCTCCGCCAGCTTGCTGACCCTGGTCGCGCTATCCAGCGTCATCACCTTCGCGCTCTCTGCGACCAGTGCCGCTTTCTCGGCATTACTGGCGTGGGCACCGGCATTGGTGGCGGAGGTTTCTGCAGCGACTTTGGAACTGTTGGCGGCGGTCGCCTGGCTGGCTGCCGCACTCGCACTGGTGGCGGCCTCACTTGCCATGGTCATTGCTGTGATGGCACTGGTGTTGGCATTAGTCGCCTTGGCCGATGCGGTACTGGCGCTGGCCGCGGCCGCGGCCGCACTTGCTGCTGATGCCGAGGCCGAGGCTGTCGCCTTGGTCGCATGGTGCAGCGCAGAATGCTTACCAGGGACCACCGCCACATTCACCGGGTTCTCAGCCCACTTCTGGGCATTACTCGCAGACCCTGCTGCGGCTCCCGCGCTGGTTGCAGCTTCGCCAGCTTTGCTGTCCGCGATCGTGGCCGATGCAGAGGCCGCTGCGGCCTGTTCGGTGGCGCGCAGCCTTGCCTGTTCCGCGGTCATCGCATCACTACCGGTCTGCCGCCGATCTTCGGCCGTGGCCTCTGCCGCAGCTTCTGAGCGCTGCATCGCTGCCACCGCCCGATCGAGCAGAGGGGGAGTCAGGTTGATACCGCTATCGACCAAGATGCTGTTCAAGGGGCCATCCGTGCTTTGAGCCGTCACTACCCCTGACCCCATGTAATCCATGTCCCCACACTGGTCGTTCTGGGCATAGACATCATAGGTGCCTGACGCGAGCAGGAATCGGTAGCCCCCAGCTTGGTCGCATTTGAAGGTCATTACTGATCCCATCAACACCTCACTGGTGGTGCTGATGGCGCGCAACTCAATGAGAGCCCTTGGTACTGGCTTGCCGGCAGGGTCAGTGATCACACCGTGGATCTGGATCATGGGCTACCCCTGATTGCTCTGAAACTTCTTGTCGCGAATGGAAATCAGCGTGCTGTCAGTCTCGATCTTGATGCCAAGATATTGTGCGAACGCCTGGAGGTGAAGCTGGCCGCGGGCAGAGTTAGCTGTCTCGTCGGAGTCACGCAGATAGGCCCGATAGATGATCCAGTCCATGCAGGGGGTGAAATAGGTGTCGTCCACCTGCAGTGACTCCCCAGCCTCGACTTGGGCAACCGTTACCGGCGTAGGTAGCACGCTCAATACCAGATCGACCTTCACGTCTGCGGCCACTCCCGGGTACAGCCAGAAGATGTGCGGGTTGGTGGGCTCGAAGAGATAAGCCTCTGCTTCACTCGCATCGGTACCAGTCATCCACTCGGGATCCAAGTCATCGAGCTGGCCTCGCTCGAAATAGCGGATCTTACGCCCACCGGTATTGCGCTCCACCTCGATGAGCTTGATGGCCCCCACCGGCAAGGCCTGGCGAGTGCTGGCTACGCAACTGATGGTCTGGGTCGTGGCGAAGATGTCGGGGCGATAATTGGCAATGGAGGCGATGGCACTGTTGTAGTAATGAACCAGGTCCGCCAGCGACCAATGGGTGCGTGATGTGTCGGTCAGCTCGAGGGAGACCCGATCAAGCAGATCTTTGATGGGGGCCATGGGGACCTCTTAGCAGAAGGTGTGACGCCGTACCGGGTTAACAGTGCGGGCATTCGCCGTTTGTTCGATGCGAAACCGATAGGCTTCCCGTGCTGCCTCATTGAAGCGAGCGCGGTTGAGCTGAGCCAGTTCAGGGTTGGCCCACGGCTTGCCGGGTTGTAGTTGCAGAATAGCGGCGGTGCCATCCGCTATAGCCTCGGCGTAATCCTCAACCAATGCAGCCGGGATCAGCTTGGCCGTAGGCAGTGGCTCGATCGCCCCTATGATGCAGACATCCTGCAGCGCAACCAGGAAGCGGATCGACTCCGCAGATTGAACGTGATACTGCTCCCCAGCCGTCAGCAGTTGGCCACCAGCGGTGATCCGGTGAATTACGGCTCCTGTCACCTGGGGGTCCCGAATATCCTGGCGCGCCTGCCGGTTGATGCTGCAGGCCTTGGCAAAGCTGACCGTCTGTCCTTCCAGCACCTCATCAAACTGCCGCTCAAGATGAACAAGGGCACTCTGCTTGCAGAAGTCGATCGCCGCCCGGATAAGTGCTTGCCGGATGATACTGTCGAGGGGACCCGACACCCGTTGGCGCACCAGCGGGATCAGGGCATCAGGGCTAACCAAGCGGCTGTCTAGCACCGGCACCATTACTCTGCTTCCTGCAAAGCACGCAGTGCATCGCGAACACGGGTGCGAAAGTCATCCACCCGCTCTCCGGTTTCCTGCTTGATGTGAAGCTCATACTTCTCGGCCACCGTAGCGAGCTGCGCGGAGGTCATCTTGGCCAGATCTAGACCGAGATGATCCACTAGCATGCTCTGCTCGGCAGCAAGGCGGGCGGCTTCTTCCTCTGCCTGGCGGGCAGCTTCAGCTGCAGCGCTCTCAAGTTCAGATTGTTGGGCCAGCACACCTTCCAGTTCCTCGGCCTTACGCCACACGGTCGGATACTCCAGCAGTTGCATGGCAATGTGGCTCTCCACATCGACCGGGGTGTGGCGCGGGAACACCAGGCGAGAGCCTGTCACGGTGTCCTTCTTCATCGGTTTGTCACCGATGTAGACGATTGCGATCTTGTCGCTCACGGTCATTTCTCCAGTCAGGGAAAAGAAAAAACCGGCACCAGGCCGGGTTCGCAGGGTGCATAAACCTTAGAGGTTGCCCACCATCTCGTAGTGCAGTTTGACCTTGACGGTACCAGTGGCTGCGCCACCGCCCACTGTCAGGCTGATCACCTGCCCCTCCTGAGTCATCAGGTCATCCACCGGGATATAGCTGTTCACTGCTGCCACCGTGTCCTGGGCGTTGATAATTGAAGTCTCCCCCACCTTCACCGTGAGAGTGGTACTGGCGCCGAGCGCTGCGGAGATCAGCGAGACCCCCACCACCTTGATGTTCGGCTCCACTGGATCACCGAACACCACCACATCGCCAGCCGGCACCGCAGCCAGTTTTGCCACTAGGGTCGGAGAGATGGAGAGATTGCCGAAAGTACCGTTGAACCAACGGCGCAAGGTCTTAACCAATGTGAGTTTGGCCATGGAATGGTCCTCAAATATATCGGAGTAAAGGCCCCCAGATCGGGGCTGCCCAGGATTAGCGAGCGATCGGGCTCACGGCGGTGTCCAGCACCATACAGCCGTGGTCCTGCACGTTGCCGCTCTTCTGCTTGAAGCGGATCTTCTGCAGACCACTGATCCAGTGGATCGAGATCTCGGTGGCGTTGTCGTGGTCGGTTTTCTCTTCGTGCATACCGAAGGCACCGCCCTGCTCGCCAGAACCAAAGGCATTGGCCAAGGCCTGGCCACCCAACAAAATGGCGCGGTCGATAGTGGTCCCTGCGGTCTTGTCCGCCTCAACCCCTGTGGTGGAGTTGGCTGCACACACCTTGACGGTGCTGCCTTGGTTAAAGCGGATCGGCATCCCGGGATACTGCTTGACCAGGATGTTGCGCCACATGGCGCTATCGCCTTGGAACAGCGGGTGGTTCCAGCCCTTGCTGCGAGTGATCGCCCCTTGCAACATCGCCTGCCAGTCTTTGCCCGAGCTTGAGGTGTAGAAGTCATGCCATTGCCGCGGGGTGACATAGAGCAAGTACAGGGGCTCACCGGTGTTTGGGTCAGAGCCGAAGCGGATGGGCTGGATCGGATTGGCCATTTCGGCCAGGAATAACGCCATGTTGTCCACGCAGCCCAAGTTGAAACGGTCAGCCGCATCGAGCGCCTCGAAAGAGGTGGCATCCCCACCGAAGAAATGGCGTTCGTAGGTTGGCGCCGTCACTGTGTTGATCATGATCTCGCCGAACTCATGATCATCAGTCAGCGGCACGATAATGTCGTCAGCCATGTAATCGCCACGGGCGCCGGCCAGCTGGATCATGCCGCGCTGGTCGGTCAGGCGACCATAGTATCCGTCCGTCAGCAGGACTCGTGCTACCTGGCGCAAGTCGTGCTTGGTGCGTTTCTGGCTCATCTTGCCACCAGCGTCCACACCATGACGGGTCTGGTTGATGATCAGCCCAAAGTCAGCCTTGGACAGATTTTCGAGACGACCGGCGATCTTCTTGTCACCCATGGTCGGGCGATCAGACAGTTGGTGGAAGATCTGCATATCCACCTCAGCGCCAGCCTGTTTGGTCAGGTCGGTAATTCGTACCACCGGCGCACCGTGGCTGGTCTGCTTACCACCGTTGATTTTGACTCCTTTGGGGGCCTCCTCAGTCAACATGTTGACCAGGGAATGGGAGCGGTTGGCCTCGGTAAAGAGGGCCACCTGCAGAATTTTGTTGGCTTGCGCCTGAGTGACTTGGGTCATGAACCTCTCCTACAAAACAAAAACCCCGGCACAGGGCCGGGGTGGTAATAGGGTTGGCTGGATTACAGATCGTGCTCTGCAAGCAAGGCTTCGATCTGAGCAGCCGACATATTGGACATCTCAGCCATCAACTGCTCCTGGCTCATGCCGCCGTACTTCTCGAGCTTGCTCTCGTGCTGTACGGTTTGGCCGAGATCTGACGGGCTTGGTGGAATGTGATCATGCTCCTCAACTTTCTTCTGGGAGGCCGGCTTATCAGCGGGCGGGGCCTGCTGCACTACCAGATCACCGAAGGCGGCCTTGGTACGTTTGGCCACTTCCACAAAGCGCTCCGTCAGGGACTTATCCTTCCATGCGGGATCAGCCTTGAGCCGCTCATCGACACTGACAGCAAAGGTGGCGCGATCCTGATCCTTCTCCATCCAGGTTGCGAGTTCAGGTACCGCCTGCAGTGCAGTCTGAACGTCATTCGGGACAGAGGATGCCTGTGACTGGGCGGGTTGCTGGGGTGCCGTCTGCGCGAGCTTGTTGAGGCGACTGGCGATACCGGTCAACACCTTCCCGATCTCGGGATAGTCCTGGGCCAGTTGCTCAATCTCCTCCACATCGAGTGCATCCGGATCAGCATCGGGCTTGATCCCGTGCTTATCCAACAAAGCTTGCAGTCGCTCCCGTTCGCTGGCCTCAGCCTTGAGCTGCGCGTTTTCGGCTGCAAGAGCCTGCCGCTGCGCCCGCTCAGTCTCGAGCACGTCGTAGGGGATCTGATGCTTGCCATCTTTGGACAAGATGACTTTGGCGCCCTCCTGCCCTTCTTCCTGGTTGTCATCCTGAGCAGTGTTGTCCTGCACCTCGGCCGCCGGCGGCGCGGTCTGTTCGCCCTTTCCTTCGGTGTGAGTGGCCTGCTCGATTTGGTCCGGTTTATCGGTGTCACCACCGTCCTCCAGCATATTCAGAGCGGCCTCAAGCTCCTCGAGTGATTCGGTACCAGTCAGGTTGTCAAAGTCGATGGGGTCCATAATTATCCTCGTGGTGTTTGCGGGTGGTATCGCTGCCCAAGCGGGGGAAAGTTCTCGATAAGAGCCTTCCCCGGCTGGGGCTGGGCACAAAAAAACCAGCTCGAGGCTGGTTATAAAAAAGCCCGCGAAAGGCGGGCAAGGGTATAAGCACGTGAGTTGCTACACTCACGTCCAACAGTATCTAAGACTGACGGCAGGCTCTACTGTCATTTCTGCCAACAAAAAAGCCCAATCTCGAGAGACTGGGCCATGATGGGGAAATCCTAACGCTGGCCGGGGCTGAATGCAACAGCCTTAGAGCTCAATCGCGTCGATCTGTGCTTGGATCGTCTCGGCAAGTTGAGCCTGCAGCACTGCACGCTCGGCGGAGATCTGCTCTCCTTCTTGCTGCATCAGCTCCATCTCCTGCAGTACCTTCCCGGTATTCGCCTGCTTGAGAGCGTCATCAAAACGCATGGAGTCGATTTGCCTCTGCAGGCGCTGAGCCTCGGTCTGCCACTTAGCGGCCTTCGCCTCAATTTCTGCCACCTTGGCCTCAGCCTCACGCATCATCAGCGCCTGCTGGGCTTGTTGCATCTGTGCCTCTTGCTGAGCTGCTTGCTGCTCCTCCGGCGTCATCTGGTCGGCTGGCTTGGCAAGCCCCAGGGCATTACGTACCCGCTCGGCAAACTCATGCTTATTGGGCACATGGCTTCCATCACCCGTTCTGCGAGCTGCTGTTTGTAGGCCGGAGTCTGCTGGATGGGTGCTAGGGCGATATGGGCGCGCAGCCGGGTCACATCATTGGTCAGCATCTCCCCTTCCGGTACGTTGAGCATAATGACCTTGCGGCGCCCTTTGTCCTCGCGGTTGATGGTCACCTTCACATTACGCCGTTGTGAGAGCGCCTCAAGGAGGTATCCCAGCGCAAGTTGCCCAACCAACTGTCGCCCAAATCGGTAGTTGTCGTTGATCTCGGAGAGCGTGGTGGCCCCCTGCTCCACCAGATTGGCAATGGCCACTCCAGACTGCCCTGTCTCCCCCTGCCCCAGGTAGGCCGCATAAACCCCCATGGTGTCCTGGATCAGCTTCACGCTGTCTTGCATCACCTGGAACTGCTGCGCTGCCACCTGGAAGTCCTGCTCCACCTTGAACACATCCGCGATAGTTTGCTTGTTCTTGCGATCCGGGTTCAGCTCGATCAGCCCATCGGCGCGCTCCACCTCCTCCATCACCTGATCGCGACTCATGTTGGTGGCATCCTTGTCCATGATCACCCG